CGAATGCCGTTTCTGTCCTGGCTATGGTCATGGTCCTGCGACGGTGGAGCCGCCCTGCATAACGTTCAGCTTGTGCTGCTGCTTTCTGTGCGGCTACGCCCTCTGCTAGGAGGCTTGTGTGAAGTTTCCCGACCGCTCCAGCGTACTGGCTGTTCAGCCCGACCAACGGCCTGAGTTCCATGGCAATCTTCTGGATGCTCTTTCCCGCATCAATGCCAGCCTTTATGTATTCACGTATGGCCAGCATCGTCTCGTTGGTTATCTCAACCACCAGTGCTGCGCTATGTTCCGTTGTCCACGTAATAGCCTCCACGCCAATGGGATCAAATCGCTCCTGCTTCTTTATCCGCTGGCCCATGACACTGTTACCACCTGCAGTAAGTACCTCAAACAATGGTGGCTTCAACAACTCATCACCTCGAGTTTGGATCGCCTCCCAATCTGCTATGCTCTTCGCTTTAGCCTCCGCGCTCTTGCCCCGCATGCGCGACAGCCCCGCCTGCAATTGCTTGTTCGTCCACTCCAGCCACTCCTTTACCGGTGGCAACATCTTCCGCTCCCCCAATCGCAATAACCGATGGTAGTTGCGAAGTGCCGTTTGCGTACGTCGGCCTTTTGCGAGGATGATGTCCAGCGCTACTCGCTCAATCTCATCGGGCGTTGCTGAGAGTGCAGGTTGGTATCTCAACCTCGTCCTGGCCTCCCGCCTGGGAACAGCATCTCTGGCTTGGTTATTACACCGCCCTGGCCACCTGCTTTTTTCCTCCGTTCCTCTGCTTCCTTCTTCCGCTTATCCAGCTCCTCCTGCGTAACCTCTTTGATGAATGCGATGTTACTTTCCACCGACAGCGGGATTACGATGTTGCGGCCCTCTTGATCCTTCACCATCAAGTTTGGAAACAGCTCATCGTACTGTTTGCTGGTTTCATCTTTTATCTCACCAGCACACACCAGGTTTATTCCTGGCTCTTTTAAACAAACTATAATAGGCATTGTTTATCCCTCCTTTGGGCATTTCTTGTGATGCCAGATGCCTTTTCGTCTTATGCGATTATTGCGCCTCCTTTTTTTCTCCAATATTTTCCCGCGCCATATCAAAAAGCACAGGTCTTTCATTGCCCCGAGCTTTGGTCGCCACGGGATTTTGGCCAAGAAACAGTCCTGGCAGTCATCCGGGTTCCATGTCAGCGGGTTCGTCGGCTTCATGTATTTCTCTTTATGCTTGCATTCGTTCTCCCACAGATGACGGAGATGGGCCACGGTTAGTTTGATGCCACGAGGTCGTTTCATTTCTTCGCCTCCCTCTTAGCGAGTTTAATTATATCAAGGGCCACCTTTGGCTGCCCTTTTAAGATCATTTTAAATGCCTCCAGTATGGCCGCCCGCTTCTCCATCGTCTCCTCGCCCACGGGCAGGTACGTGGAACTGACGAAATACTGGTCGCCCTCCGAGTACGGCGCCTTGCCCTGGCGCTTCAGTATCTGGTTCGACGTCCGCGCGCCCAGACCGAAGTAGATCGTATCCCGTGCAGCCTCTGCATCCAGGTCTCTGAGGTCAATCTCGTTCAAACGGAATAAATAATTCTCTGCTTTCAAGCCATCCACAAATAGCTTCTTTGTCACGAGCCGTTCCACCACCTCCTCGAGCGGTGCTATAACCCCCTGCGCATAATTCTTTGTCGCCTCCTCCGTCGTGGTGCCACCCAACGCGCCAATCTCCGCCACGCCTATGCGGTACGGGGGCATTGCGTAATCGAGCAGTATCTCGTCACGCAAACTCTTTTGGTACAATTTAAACGAGCCCTCTTTTATCTCGATGCCCAGCTTTATGTACTCAAACTCCCCATCCTTTGGCGGGTGTATGCAAAACGTCTTGTGCGATTGCTCTGAGCCCTTCAACTCCACGTCTATAAAGTCGGAGATCTGTTTTGCCGTCTCCTGATCCCACCGGCCCTTCAGTACAATGAGCGCGGCGGGTATGCCGTAGTTCTCGAAAAACGCCAGGTTGTAATCCCGGACTCCTATCAGCCCCATCACTGCACCAATAGAGGGGAGGATGTTTGGCGCGCCGTAATACTCGCTCTGCGGATAATAGTTCTTATAGTAAATCAACTCATTGGCCAGCACCGGCCTTTTCTCTTCCTCCATGTCTTTTATCTCTTTTAGCTTCTCCTCGCCCACCGCCTTTCCTTCTTTTAACGTAATCTGCTCCTCCAGGCCAAAGCGTTTAAACCAGGCTTCATCCTGGCCGCGTTTCTGGCAGTATTTCTTGTGCGATTTATGCACATAGAACGTCTGCGCCGGCACATGCCATAGACCATCGACTATATCCTTGTCGTTTCTGCTCACCTCCCAGCCCCACCAGCCGATGTAGCCCCAGTCCATTACTCCTCGCTCCAGCGTCTCCTCAAACGTCTCGTCGCGGTCGCCGCCGCAGCTCTCTATAAATGCCAGGATGCTCTCTTTCTCTTTCTGCGCCTCTTTCTTGCCTTCCCTTAACTCCAGCTTCCAGCCCTGCCCCACCACATCCTTTGCTATCTGTTTCACGCAGCGGTCGAAGAATGCACAGTTATCCTTCAACTCCAGCAACGTGGTAGCCTCGAAGGGATATCTCACAAGATCGTTCTGGCTGAGGAATGCCGTCTCCTCTTTCAGCTGTGTGCTTGTGGCTTTCTTCTTCTTCCGCTCCGCAGCCTTTAGCACCGAGATAGGAAACAGCCCTTTGCTCGTATGAACAAAAACGCTGCTCGCTATCCAGTTTTCATTCTCATCGTAGGTATCAACCTTTTGGTCCTGGTCCTGTTTTACATTTATTTCCCTCTCTTTATCTTCTGCCATTTTCATCCTCCGGTAAAGGCAATCTAATTAATTTAAAATAATCGATAACCGAAGCCGATGGCAATATCAGTATCTCTAACACACGCAATATGGGTTCCTTTACTACACGCATAATCACCTTATCGCTCAGCCAGATATTCCTCTTGCACATTTTCCACCTTTTGCTCCTTTGTGTTTTATATCGCATTTCAACAAAGTACTGCTCGTTACACCGCCCAGCTGCCACCATCGCCTCCTTTCTTTGGTCCCTGCTTATCCTGCGACCCCTGGGGCTCTAAGCTACCATCTGGGTTAGGCTCGCTGGGTTCGGCCACCACAGGGGCTCTCGTCGCCTCGTCTACCCCTGGTGCCTGCTTTTCCTTTTCTTTCTCCTTGGTTTGGCCTGAATGCATCGTCCAACTAGGATCCAGCGCCAACAACCTATCACGCAGGTGCGTAAACACAGCATAGCGTAGTGCGTTCGGACAATGATCGTTAAATTTAACCGGCTCTTCTAACACCTTGCCCGCTCGGTCCACTTTTCTCTTGTAGCCCCTTATCTCGCTGTTTGCGTTGGGAGAGTCGTTGGTGGAGTAAAGTTTGAAACGGTTGACGCAATCAATGCCGTCGGCCACCGACTTATCGCTTTTATGTATGTTAAAGCCCTCGTGGTATATCTCCTCAATGCGTGCCGGCTCTGCACTATCTGCATATATCTCCCGGTCCTTGTGCTCCTCAGGTATGAGTAGCTTTAGTTTGTCCTTAAGGTCTTTATTCGTCATGCCGGTTTGGTGAAGCAGCTCGGTTATGTAGAGCGACATATGCTCCATATCTATATCAATCTGCAGCAGTGCGTTGGGATTGACGTAACCAAAGTCTAAACCGTAAATCGTTTCCGCAGGCTCGGCAGGTAGCGCCGGTATTATTTTTAGCTGATGGATTATGCCCTTAATCTCGGCAAACAAACCAAGCCCGTAAACATGCCAGTATGAGGGATCCTCCTTTCTAAGCCTCTCTATCATCGCCACATACGATTTGGGAAGGAACTCGATCGCATCCTCATACGTACTGTGTATAACCTTAATGCCCTTTTGTGGCAGCAACTGCTCGTTCACCCAGCCGTACATTTGTGTTGGATTGAGCGAGAGATATATTTGGTTGTGCTCCCCGCGCTCCTCCTTGCCACTCATCCTGAGCTTAACTATCATATAATCATCATAATTAAACTCATTCGCCTCCTCCATATGCACGTAATTATATTCGGTGCTTTTAATCTTCTCCGGATCATCGATACTGGTAAACAGCCACCAGTTGTTGTTGTACGGATTGTAGATGGTGCGCTCGCTTTTATTGTGGCTAAAATAATAATAGCAGCCGTAATCCTTCATCAGGTCCACGGCCACCCTGTACGCCGTCGTGCGCAATGCCGGCAGTGTTTTCCTGGTGGTAAGCAGGTTCTTGTTCTTCTCCTCGTTGAACTTCTTAATCATAAGCTGCGCAATGCTGTGGCTTTTACTGCTGCGGGCGCCGCCTATGTTAACCAGCACCGGCTCTTTGGCCTGTTCGTTCTTGTGATATACAATAGTGACTTCAACTTGCCGTGTTTGCGCATACTGCTGTACTTCCATTATTGTATTACCCCCAATATAATTTGGCCTTTTTCATAACCTGTGCAGAATTTCCATTTTTTTGAGTACCGTTGAAGATGAAGCGTTTTTAGATTTCTATGATAATCTTCTGCAATAACTTCCATTCTATCTCCATCTCTGTTTTTGCTGATTATTTCCTTTACTCTCATTGTGGCCTCTTTTTTGCTCTAATTCTAAATTCTCCTTAATAACGCAGTTTTTCTTACTTTCACAATATTTAACCTTACATAATTACTAGACATTAATCTAACAACTCGAATTAAGC